AGATATTGATACATCTATTTTATATTTGCGTGCTTGTGTATTAAGCTCTGTTGCTGCCCTATGTTTTTTAGCTCCCAGATGGCCCGCGTGTCGAAGCGTTTTTCCAGCAAATCTGATAGGCGATTCATATCCCAATACTTTTTTGGAATAATCAGATTCAGTACCACCAAAAAACCAAGAAGCAGTGAGAGCATGATAATCATGTTCATCTATATCTTTTAATGCTTGATAATCTTCCGCTAATAGAAATACTACACGTGCCTCTGCTTGAGCACTATCAGCGTTTATGAATACGTAACCAGGTTCAGGAATATACATTGATCTAATATCCTGACCAATATCACCATGTTTAGTTATAGTTTGAAATGCAGTCCCTATTACTTTCTTTTTCTTTTTATTATTCTCATCTATTACTTCAATGATTGGTCTAACAGGTGGTTCTAGTTGACTTGTGCTAGTTCTACCCGTTTCAAGGCATGGAAAGTAAGTTGTTTTCATCTTACCATCGAAATCAGGCATAGCAGATAGATAATTGTCTATTGTTTTATCGACTCTTCTTTTCTCTAATATAATTTCTATAATTCTCCTGTTATTCTTTGATAGCTTAGCTGATTGACTATTAAGTAATGCAGTTAGTTCTTCTTCTCCAGTTCCTTGCCTTCTAGGTAATTTTAAATTTTCGAATAATAATATGTAGACTTGTTTGGGTGATTTAACATTAACTACATCACCTACTAAAGTGAATAACTCATACGCAAGTCGTTCAGACCATGCTACATATTTCTCGAATAATTTCTCTCTAGCAGAGCTATCTACAATGAATCCTTCATTCTCAATATCAAGATACATTGGATGAAGTTTCATTATGAAGTTTTCATAGAATGGACGTAATTCTAATTCATCTATATCCTTATCCATTTCATAATCTATTTCTTTAGTAACACAAGCATCGCGCGCGCATCCAATAAATAAATCACTCAGTTTACCTTCATACATTCCTTCATCTTTATAAAATGGTTCTTCAGTATAGATTGAAGTATTGAATGCTAGACTCTTTGGGAATTCAGGATTGATTGTAAATGCCTTGAGCATGGTATCCGATGCTAATGACTTGATAGTGAATCCTAAACGTCTAATCTTATCCTGATCATATTTGAAATTCTGTCCTACAATATCATGTGATGCTAGGAAGTTGGATAGAAGAATCCATATCTGGACTAAATCCGCAGTTGGTATTGTAGATATACCATCTGTATTCCATAGAGGAACTGTCATTCCTTCTCTTGAAAAAAATGATATTCCTATGCAAATAGGTAAACAATGGCCTCCAGCTTCAATGTCTATAGCTGGTTTAGTTTGAAACTGATAACGATGAAGGAAATCACTTAATTGTGCTGAATTTTTACATACTGTTAATGTTCGTGATGGAAGGACTAATTCAGGGAATAATGATTGGGCGAGAGCCCGTTTGAAATCTAATATTATTACTTGTCGATTCCAATATCCCTTAATTTCACTTCCTGATGCTTGATGAAGTAAATGAGCAGGATGGTATGTTGCTACCATTTTCCTTCCCATTCCAAGCATAATTGAACCGCGATAATTAGTAATCTTAGTCTTACCTGTTAATGCCCATAATGCTGTTCCTCCTAATGCTAGGATACAATTAGGTTTGACATTATTAATTTCATTCTGTAATTCGGCTAGCTGTTCATGTAAGTCTATTCCTTCTCTCTCAGCACGGATCGCGAATGGTATCTTATTTCCGGGTAAATTAGGTGATACGAAATATTTACATACATTTGTAATCCAACACTCTGATCTATTGATTCCAGAATCAGATAGAAGTTTATCTAATTCTCTACCTGCTGGCCCTACGAAATTTTCGCCTTGTAATAATTCTTGGGTTGAAGGGGACTCTCCTAGTATTAATAGTTTAGGATTGATTGGGCCTGTACCTGGTATTCGTTGACGGTCATTCATTTAATGTAACTTATATTAATAAATGCCTAATTTTCCCAACGCAATCGAAACAAATTATAGATTTTCCCATTCTTATAATTCTAGTTCCATTAGGAATTTCTGTGTCACATATCGCGCACTTCTCATCAAATATTAATTTGACATTTAATCTAGGTGTTGATGGCTTATCTCCTCCGAGAACCCAAGATTTGGCTTCTCCTACTTTTATTTCTATATTAGGATGAAACTCCTCACACTTACAATTCATGAAATCTTCTTTACATTTTGAGCAGATTCCTTCAGGTATCATGATTTCCTCGTTCTCCAACCCTTTTTCATGGCTCTGGACATCTTGGCTTTAGCTCCTGGTCTTTGAGTCCAGTGTATTTTAGATTTACCAATTGGAGAAGGTATTGGAGGAACTGGATTAAGAAGAAGTTCTAATTCCAATAATTCTTTCCTTTTTACTTCTAATCCGAGCTTAACTAATTCATCGAACATTGTCTTTGATAGTTTATTCATGATGTTTCTTCCATTGCTAATTCTGTTTTGTTTACTTTCTTAGCCAATTCATTTTTAATAGAGAATATCTCTCTAATTAAAAGATTTGTTCTTTTATTTGATTGGAATGAATCATAAAATAGAAAGGCTATCATAGTAAGTTCAATTACGTCAGCCATTAATCTACCACCTTAATCTTAATAGCTCTCATTCTAATTTTACCATCATCATCGTCTACTATTTCAAGTGGAGTAAATTCTATTTTCATTCCTTTTTCAAGCTCAGTAAATTTCTTAGTATCCTCTTCTAGCCCTTTCCAGTGAAAGAATATTCGAGTATAGGGAATTTCTTTTGAGCTAATGAATCCATATCCTTCATCTGATAGATGGTATATTTTTCCGATTAATCTTTCGTCTTGTTCTTTTTCTGGCATTATTTGGTTACCTTTAATTTACCATTGCTTAACATTTGTCTACAGCAGCGCGCTACGAATGAATATATTATTGTTCCTCGACCTTTAAGTTTAACAACAGACATAAATTGAGTTTCAGTAATTTCATACTGTGACCAAGCCAACACCAAATCTTCTTCATCTTCATTAAAAATCTGACGTTGTCTTCTTTTAGGTTTTATTTCCTTGGCTTTTTCTACTAATTTATTTGACATTATTGATTCCTATGAAAGAAATTAAACACTCTTTCTTTATAAGATCCTTTAAATTTGAATTCATCATAGAGTTTAGGCAAAGATTCTTTCAGAATTTCATTGGCCTCTTTACTGTTATTAGCTAATATCTGGAAAGAATACCTAAGCATTTGAGGTTTGTTTGGATTATTTTCTTCGTTACTGAATTCAAGTACGAATACATCCATTTTATTTTAATCCTTAATTATCATACTTTCCAGATTTAACATTTTTAATTAACCATTCTAATTTTTGAACTAGAGCTAATTTTGGTGCAGGATATATACTGTTTTTAAAATCATGGTATTGAAAATCAGTGGCACTTGTTAAAAGTTCTGTGATATCATTTACCAACTTGATATGTTCCAAATTTTCCATTATTAATTCCTTAATCAAAAACGGACGCGCATCCCATTTTATCTGCTAATGAGAATAAACGAGATGCGCGTCCTATCACCAGATTTCAATTCTAGATTATCTCTAATTACTGATGCATGAATCCATCAGATATAACCTCTTAGGAAGTGGTTTCGAGAGTTTTTTCTGAATCATGATCTGATGAATCTTCGTCATCATCGTCATCATCATCGTCATCTTCTGGATCATAATCATCTTCTGCATAATCATCATCTTCTGATTCCGGTTTATCTTCTTCTGATTCTTGTAAATTCATATGTTTACTCCATCATTTCTTTAATTTTATTACGTAATTCTTTTTTATATTTTATGTCCAATTCAGAGATCATTTCATCTACTTTCCTACAGCATTTGATACAGGCTTGGTGTTTTATCATTGGTGATTCGTAATGTCTAACTTCGTCATACTTGTCATTGCTACAAAATTCACATTTCATTTTACTCCTCTAACCAAAAAGTGCTGCCCAACATATAAGCCTTTAATATCCTACTCCCGCTCAAGAAAATAGGATACTGGCGGTCTTGTTGTCTTAGCATTGATTCGGTCGGCCGTTAAGCTCCCTCCCTCAGTAAGAACAACGCAATATGTCTGGACAGCATAAAATTATCCCTCTCTAGGAACCCGATACTTATGGTTAACCCTATTTATAAGATTACCATTCCAAGTATCATTTTCTACAAATACATCAATTTCTTTTCCACTTGCACTATCTAATTCAATACGTTGTTCTGATTTAACTTCAACTCCGAATGCAGCCAAGAATCCAATCATAAATCCCTGAACCTTACTATTAAAATTCCAAGTCAAGGGGACTGATGCAAATTCTTTATCTCCATTATCTGCATTACCTAAAATAGTTCCTTCGATCGGATAGTTGGTTGAGCCTCCGTCTTTAGATGGCTTCTCACCAGTACTATCAATCATTACACGATACCATGCAGGTGTCACGATTTTACTACGAAGAATGTCTTTTTCGCTAAATGTAATGATAGGCATTGTTTTTCCCTATGTTAAATTTTGGTTATGAGTTCTGGTTTCTTTTTCATTTCTTCGATTGCCGGTTTAATCCACTTATCGTATAATGGATCATTGCCGAATACTATCTCGGCTGGTAATGGTAATGACGATCGCGCCATATCATCACCTGTATGAACTGTGAATAACGAGTATTGTCCTCCTTTCGATATATCAAAGTCAGTTTTAATATTGAAGTGATAAATTTCACTACAATACGCAGGTATCTTTTGTGCAATTGCTTTAGCTGCTGTTACAATAATTCTACTCATGTGAGTTTTGCCATCAGAAGATTTCATTTCTTTCTGAATGACGTGTGCGATTAAAATGATATTAATTTTATGATATTTCTTAATATCTTTTAATAGAGCTATTAATTCTTTTAGAGCAGAATCCTCAGCATTAAAATCTTCTATACTATTTACTGGAATGGTTGCAATAGTTTTAAACTTTTCTCCACCACCCTTAATCCTCAATGTCTGTCTATTAATTGCATCCGCGCATGATGTGATGCTGTCTATTACTATAGTCTTGAATGGACAATTAACCTGAAACTTCGTCAATTGATTTTTAGCTTTATCCCAGTCTGTATAAGTATCATAGCTAATTTCAGCAGGATTTAATTTCCAAGCGCGCATGGGTAATCCTAATGCTTCCATCTTCTGATCAAAATCAAAATAATAGATAGGCTTAGGAAATGATAATGCTGCCGATGATTTACGTGTTCCTGGTTCTCCTTTGAAAAGGCAGAAAAGAATCGATGGGTCAAGAGTTTCTAGGGTTGGCATTTAATTAATTTCCCTACCATTTATTCCAGATTTCATGAATAAATATTCCTTCTTCCATTACTCTAAAAGCATATTTTATTTTAGTTAAGGATGGGTCACTCGGTGTTCCTATGCTTATATGGAGAGATAATCTATCATTATCATCCATTGAATAAACGGCTTCCTTAAGTTCTTTTAGATTTTTTACTTCAAATCTCATTCAATCATCCTTTTTTTATTCTTAGGTGCTACCTTACTTATATCTACATAATCTTCGTTTTTTTGACATATGAATAAACATATTTCTTCTATTTGTCTAGTTAAATAGACTACAATGGTTAGGATTAGTTTCATTTCCCTCGATCCATATGACGTTTAATTTCTTTTAATATAAAATCTGTATCTGGTCCTAAATTATTAAAGAGAATTCGATACATTTCTATTTTTTCCTCTAATTTTTTAATCGTAGCTTGGGCCTCAGTGAGTTGCTGCGCATACCAGTTACAGCGCTTTTCATACCATGTATTAAGATCTCTGGCGGTATCGAGATCGCGTTGGAGTTGTTCTTTATCTTCCATTAATTTTAATGTCGTCATTCTTTTTCTACCAATTTTATGTTTAGTAATTTTGCCAGTCTTTCATATGCTGCTTTATTCACGTATATGCAGGTTATTCCACCTGTTTCAAGAGGAATCATAGTCAAATTAAAGAAGGCTTGCTGCAACTCAGAAGGTTGCTGTTCATTTTCCATTATCTCAAATATCCCACTTCTCACCAACAATAAAATTATGACCTAATTCCTCTTCTCTCATTCCTCTATCAGATTCACATACATTCTTGAACTGACAGAATCCATACTTATTTTCACAATGAGTATAATTAGGAGGATAATATCCTGATTCAATATAAGATAACCACTGATATGCCCAATATGGTAGTATTTCTGATTGCCATTCTAATAATCTATCAGCAGAATAACTAACCATGACGCGTGTAAACTTATCAACTGGTTTTAAACTTGTCTGAAATCCAATCTTGTTCACAATCATCATTCTAGTTTTCATTAGAATACACTGACCAGTGAATTGATTGTTTAAATTAAGAGTATCTCTACGCTGCTTCATTGTCTTATGATCTACTGGTAATATCGCTTGATTAGTATCTACTCCTAAATCGAGTTTAGCCTTCCACATGACACGAATTTCATCATCTTCATATAATGTTTCGCGCATTACTTTTTCTACAAAGAGTGGAGTCCAGCTATCATTTTTATAGAATTCAAAATATTCTTCACAGGTTTTCAATGCCCATTCAGTATCTTTAATGTCACAGTTCTTTACCTCATCTGATAAAATATATTCTTGACCTGCTATCATTGCCTGCGCGATAGCCATTTCACGCTTAAATCCATTAATCATATGTTGGTAATAGCATTCTAATACAACATGAACTATACTACCCATTTCAAGTGAAACTGATTTACCTGAAATAGATTGAAAGTCATGATTAAGCCTGAAATCAGCTAGACGCGCGCAACTCATTAACATAGATAGAAAAGTAGCGTCGAATATTACATTCTTTTTAGGTGATTTAATTATATCAGTCATTATTTATTCTTCCGCATTTGGATAGCCATTAATATGTTTAATAGTTTCGTATACCATTTGAATATCAGCTAATGTTTCACACCTACCAATAATTAGGCGCGGATTAGTGCCACTTGCATGATGTCCAACAATGGCATCCCATCCTATATCGCCTTCGTATCGTTCTAGTGGATAAAATTCTAAGTCTGTCCAGTCCATTCCATTTCGTTTAGACCATGCAATACATAGCATATCACGATCAATAATGAACTTTTTTGACAGTAACCAGTCCCTAACTTCATTACGATGTGGCTTATTTACATATGTCATTATTCATAACCTTAGGTAATATAAAATCTTCTGTTTTCAGTCTTATTTCTCTATTGATTATTTTCCTAGCTTTTGCGAGATTTTCTATTAATTCAGAATTCATGTAAATAGAAAAAGTTTCACCTTTTTTACAATTAAAGGTAAGACGAAGCATTACTGCGACTAATTGTAATTCATCTATAGTCATTCAGTCACCTAGGAGGATAATATCCTGATTAATGTTTATTTTTAATTGCTCAATTTCTTTATTAATTGTATATAATACTTCACGTTTGTCCATGATATGAATATTATGGGTTGTTGCATAGTCAAACTTAGAATTGAAAATACTATGTTCTATCACTTTTTTGGTTAATTCTAATTTATCTAATGTCATTCAGTCACCTTAACTAGATCATTCCTCTTCACTCATTGGAAAATCACGAGCAGCTAAACTAAATACTATTTTATTTAACGTCTCTACATTAGATTCTAGTTTTTCAATTTTGTCTTCCAGGAGTTGAATATACATCATCTTATCAAACTCATCTGTGTCATTCCATGGTATAGAAATATCTTTCATTATTTAAATCCATCTGATAATTTACTTCTTAGTCCCCACATTTCACTAATAAATTCTTGATAAATAGGGCAGCTTTGTAATTTTAATACTCCGGCTTTTCCTCCTGAGTGATGAATTAAAATATGTTCATTTATTTCTTTATCTATGTCAGCAAGTCTTGTCAGGATTTCATTCTTAGTCATATCTATTTTAGAAAAGTATAAACAATCGCACACAAAACAACCACCATGAAATGCGAAGTGTTCAAATGTTGTATGCTTACATGTGTCACAAAGAATCATTCCTTGAATCCATCTGCTTGTTGTTCATTTAATTCTAAATGTTTCTTTATTTCTGCCTCTAAGTATGTTAGCATATTTACTGCAACTTGAATTCTTGATTCAAAATTAGTGTTGAAGTTTGCTTCTAATCTTGCCATGACTATGCGTCTTAATAAATCTTCTAATAATTCCCTACTTTTCATTTCCATCACTTTAAACTCGCCTTCTTAGTGATATTAAATCCTTTAACAATCTTCTCTGCAATCTCCTTCACAAGTCCAGATTGGCTCCAAGTAGGCATGTCACCTTTATTCATTGTATTATGGAAATCACCTCTTTTACTTTCAACTATACCACCAATAATTTCATCCACGGTTCCAGCCGCAGTCATGAATGTTACATTAATTACTGATGCTGTTGAACCTATACGTCTAAATCTACCTGGAGCAGCTTGATCTTCATTCTGAGGATTCCATTGCCTTTCATGAAGTATGGCGTCACTACAACTTTGTAGATTTATACCTTCTCCGGCCGCGCCTGTAGATGCTATCATTATACATTTATCAACAGCATTAAAATCTTCTTGAACTTTAAATCTATTCTCGGATGATAGATCAGCAGTTAATTTAAACACTCGTATATTGCTAAACTCCTTACTTATTTCATTATAAAGTATTTCACCAACATCTTTATGATGAACGAATATGCAAAGTTTCCTATCAGTTTCTTCTATGAATTCTTTTGCAAATTCAACTGTGGCTGGTATCTTAGCTAATCCTGTAATATGTCTCATACGTGCGATTTTAGCCAACATATTAGTTTGATTCTCGAATGAATCTTCTTCACCACCAATTACGGTTGAATTATACCATCTAACGAATTCTGATACTTCTTCATCGTAAGTAGATTGCGCGAGTTTATCTAATTCACAATGATGCATAGTTCTGTTTACATCAGGTAATTCTTTCATTACCTCAAATATTTCTCTTCGTATTGCTATATCTTTAATATATTCTCTAAATTGAGCTATCTGTTTGATACCTCCCTGCTTTATATATTGACCACGATAATAGAAATCTACCCATCTTCTAATGAATCCCTGATATGATGTGAACTTCATTGGTGCCATCATGTTCAGGACAGTAAAGAATTCAGATCCTCTATTCTTCCAAGGTGTTCCACTTAATGCTATAACTTTTTTATCTTTTACTATTCTTCTGACTTGCTGAGTTCTGACCGCCTCAGGATTCTTAATTTGTTGGCATTCATCGAGGATGACTGTTTTGATGTCAGAGAGCTTGGTAATATCAAATCCTTGATTAATTGTTTTTCCACTTCGAGTTCTAGTTTTTGGGATGAGTAAATCATACGAAATAATATACGTGCGGAGGTTCGGTATGACCAAATCACCAGATGAAGATATAACTTGTGGAACATATTCATCACCTAACCATCTTAGTATTTCTTTTACCCACTGGAATTTGATTCCACTCTTTACAATGAATAATACAGGTAACGCTTCAGAATGGAATTTGAAATATCCTAATGCTTGAATAGTCTTACCTAATCCCATTTCATCGAATATGGCTGCACCTTTATTTATAACTAATGCTGATTCAATAAATCTCATTCCTTCTACTTGAAATGGATATGGTTTCTTATTGTCATCACTTAATAATGTATGGAATGGAGTGCCTTTGCTAAGCTTCTTAATTAATAGATGGCCACATTCTAGGTTTATCCATATTTCATCAATCTGTTCATCATTAGTGATTAACGTAGAATTTAATTCCTTGGCTACTTTACCACAGTATTCACATTTATCTTGTAGTCTAGTGACTTCGTGGTGTTTTACTTCTTCTTCGAGTGGTAATAATTGAGTATTCATTTCTCTCTAGGATAAACAACATCATTAATAGTCTGACCTATCATATTACCCATATAAAATTGAAAACATTCTTCTGAGCAGAATTTATGTTGATATGACATAATTTCACTTTTACATACTACACATCTAGGGACTACTATTGTATTCTTATTTTTAAACCATTCATTATTAATCATTTGTCTATAACCCATCTATCAATAAAATATTTTAATGATTGACTAGTTCTTGTGTTTGGATATTTGGTTTCATAATCTTTAAGTATTTTTAGTGCATCCATTGGACTGATAATTAATACAACAATATCACCATAATCAGATTCAATTGTTAATTTGGCCATATCAAGGCTCCATTAAATTCTTTAATATTTCAGCAGCTTCACTAGGAGTTATACCTCTCTGAACTACTATCATCTGCAACTTATCTTGAGGTAGTCCAGTCTCAGATGCTACTTTCCTTAATTCTATCTTATCGAATTTCTTAGTTGAAATCTTCTTGGGTTTAACTATCTTAGGCTGAATTGGCTTATAGTTTACATTCTGCTGTTGAAATCCTTCGCGTTCCTTAGCCGTTAGTTTCTTTAGTAGTTCATTGAAATACTGTTGGATATATCGTTGTGCGCTAGTGGCTGCAATCTGAGCTTCTTTCGCTTCAAAGATTACTTTACCATGTTGAAGGAATCTTTCTTGAACTACTTCGGTTAATTTGAAATGTTTATTCTCAATTGAATCATCGGCGTCTATTGCATCTTTCAAATCTTTTATGGCGACCGTCTCAGCATTAAATAAATCCATTCGGGTTTGGACATGAGAATCTATTTCGCGTGATTTGACTAATACTTGATTTAATGCCGCGCGTTCTTCTTGTAATTCTGGGGCTTGATGCGCGTTGATTGATGATATTTCTTTATTGATGCACTCTTGACACATTAGCATATCAGTAAAGATTTCCATTATTCCAGAATTAGAACAGCATTCACATGTTGCTCTATCTGAATGGTCTATTTCTTTGTAATCACATCTGAAACATTTATCAGAGTCGAACGTGGATTGTATGAATGGATGATTCATTTTAGGCTAATTCAGTTTTTAATAACTTACTATGGATGATTTTAGCTGCGTTGTTTTCTATTTCCATAAACCTTATGACTGCATCTGGTATAATGCGTGATTTTTTCATCTGTTCAATTATTTCTTCGTCGGAACGAATGCCATTTTCTAAATATTGTATAAACTTCTTTCTTTCTTCATCTGAAAGTAACATTTAACCTCCTATTGATTATTATTCACCAATTAATATATAATTTCTACTGCATTTCTCAAGAATATATCTCTATTTTCTTTTTCTCGTTCTTCTTCACAACGAACCTCTTCAATTGTAAGTAATTCTGAGGGACTCATTTTATAAAATACTGGTCTGAGTCCTTCTCTTCTTAATTTCCAATTGATTTCACGGTAAAATGCACATGCTGCTTTGAACATATACCAATGAAATTTGAGAATTTTCATAATCAATCACCTATTTATTATTTAAGGCTATTGTATGATCTACATGAATTATTCTAGTGGCTTGACATTGACAGCATTTTTGTGTAATATGACCATCTGGAAGAACTATATATTCAGGATTTCTAGTCGTATGCCAACAATGGTCAAATTCTTTACATTCATACATAATCAACCTCCTAATTCCTTAATAAATCCTTCCATATCATTCTTAGGCCTACAATTATCACAAACTGGCATATCATCAATCATATTAGATGGATTCAGAATCATTGTCTCATTACATGTCCAGCATATGCTAGCCTTACCTGGAACCATACCAGCGTAATGCTCCGGCATATGATGATTACAATCAGGTTGCGCGCAAGCCCATATTTTACGACCCATTACGTCTACCTGATGATATTTATGGACATGACGTTTTGAACCCATGATTCTAATTCCTAAATCTTTGCGCTAAACTAACTTGTCTGTTACTAATCCTATTCAACTGCTTTTTTGCAATCCACATATGATTACATTCTTTACATTGTCCCTTAAATACTCCATCTACAAAGTAAGTATAACTCTTTCGACTATTACATTGAGGGCAGCGTTCATTTATTGTAGTATTTTTATTACGCATCATCAAATTCACAGTGACACTCGGGCGTATCTGGTCTATGTCCGGTAACTAAGAAATGCGCGGTTTCAAATACAGCATATTCCTCTTCAGGTGTGAAACATTCTTCACAAATCCGTTGTCCATCTACTCTGAGTGAAAAGCCTTCGTATTTTTCGTAGTTCTTACCACATCTAGGACATTCAGTATTCATGATTATACCTCTTAACTCCATTTCCTAATAGATTCCGGCTGGACCCTCGATTGGTCCAATGATTTGGTGAGTGTCTCTCTGTCTCTTTCCGAGTGTAGCACGGGTGGAGGTTTACGTCAAGTGTCACTATAATAGGACACGGACACAAGCATAATCCATGCCAAGGAATACACATATACATCCTCTAAAAAAAAATAAAAAAACAAAAAGCGAAAGGTCGGATTGGGGTGGATGTCAAAGGTTTGACGGTTGTCTGGGATGGCGACTTCTGAAGACACAGAGAGGGAGGGAGAGAGAGACTACCTTCTAAGAGGCAAAGGCAAGTCAAAGGGAAGCCAAGGAATCCTCAAGGGCTAATCAGGATGACCCAGGAACGAATCGAAGAGGGAACCAATACCTAGGTATGGGGAAGAGGGAAGGTTGCTTAGAAGCGAAGCTAGCGAGTCTATGAATTAGAAATGCCAGGACTACTTTAGAATAGCTAATTCTGTTTCGTCCTGGCATCCTAGATAAGGTAGCTAAATGCTTAGGGGTTAATCCCTTATCAGAATCTTCCCTCGCAGGAAATGGTTGCTTGTGCCATTTCCGTTTTCCCCTAACCTACCAGATACCGATAGGTTAGGACGCTTAGGGCTTACAATCTATTTATACTCGCCCTAACGAGTTACGCAGCAAACTTAACCCCGAGCGCAGCTTCAGCTTTTTGTCTAGCGACTGTGGGAGTATTCTTATTCATTTCAAACAGCTTCGCCATCTGCTTGAGGCGTTCCTGCTCATTCTCTGTTGGATTCGGTGGCTTATAATTAGCCTTTTCAAGAACTATTACGGTCTCCTTTGCCCTAGCCGCAGACTTAGCCTTCGCATTGATAAGGGCTAGAATTTCCTTAGCTTTTGGCATTTGATTTGCGGCTTTTGCTTCATCCAGTGTTTCGTAGCGGTCATATACGGATGAGGCTTCAATCGTATCAATCTCCACGCCGTATGCCGTTGATACCTTGAATTCAAATGGTTTGTTCGCTTCCATGTATTTCTCCTTATAATTACGTTTCCGAAATCTAATTACATTCTAGCATGAATTAGGTAAGGTGTCAAGTAGATTCTGGTCTGTCATCGAGTTAATTATTGTCCTTTCCCGATGACAGGCACAAGCTATTCTTGATGCTTATCAAACCATAGGTCGATGTGTGCCTCGAATTTGTCGATGTCGAATTGTGGATTATCAAGCTTAAGCTCATTAATGAGTCTTTGCTTGATATCATTCAAGGTTCTAGCGCCCGCAATATTAGCCTCTAAATCAACTAAAACATACGCGCCACCTAAGCAGGCCGCAATAAGCTCATAATCCTTTTGGGTCATCATTTTACCTCTAATATTCTACAGGCTATAACCAAAGCCTTATGAAACTGTAGATTCTTTGCCTTTGCAAGATTATTTGCTAGCACGATTAGGGATTCGCTTAGCTGATAATCCTTCATGCCAGTGACGGATATAGTCACCCTTACTGATTTTCTCACACAAACCTCCGTCCATCAGTAAAATCACGTGGTATTGACCGAGCGATTGACTTACCTGTTACATTGTCTACTGTAATGTGTCTGCCCATGACTATCCATTGAATAGTGCCGCAGGCAGGACAATGATTGTCATGCGATGCTGGTCTATGCCAGTGGTCGCAGATATTACACTTCAGTAATGATAGTTTCATGTATTACCTCAAAACATTCTAGGGTTATTGTGTGCTAGTCGAGTGTAATGCGCGGCCTATATTCTAGCTTCAGCATACTCTTCACGTGGAAGTAAGTAGCTAGCTGAGCCTTTTGGTTGCCACATAATCTTTGACATGATGCGATAACCACGCGAGTTTTGCCCTGAATGCCAGCGTTCGCAGACGTATGCCAATCCGATTAATCGTTCAGAATTCATGTCAACTCCCTAACAAAATTACAAGCGCGCCAATGATTACGATGATTAACATTCCTAAGCCTTCATCCATGATTTATCCTTTTATGAGCACAGTGCTTCCCATCAGTATTGTAGGTATGCAAAGGATGGAAATACACCTTACACTTTGGACATTGCTTCCATCCAGCCTTCTTCCATGCATCTTCCATTGTTTTATTGGAAGATGCTATATATCCTCCGTTGGTTATCAGTATCGGCATGTATCCTCCTAATGATTAGAATACCATACGGTATTACTCTAGGTCGTATCTGCGAGTCTCGATATTCTTGAATACATCCTTTCCATCTTCGTCGGTATGCATATACATCCAATTTCCAGCATACTTTGATGATTCAGGTCTGGTATTCAACCTGCCACTGGCAATGGCATCATCAAATGCGTCTACGGGATTGCGAAATCTAGGGTTATACATGAGGTTATTACCTCTAGCTATCGAGTTTTCTGTCATTTCAAAGAACGACGAAGCTAAAAACTATTGATAAAGCTAGTGAGAGCCAGCAATACCATGAAGATAAAGAGTAAAAGTTTCATACCACCTTACATATACAATATATGTGCCACATCATAACTCCACGCCAATTAAATACTTTCGCTCTATTTTTGTGTATCATTACTACCAAGTGATACAGCGAAAATAATACATAATGACCTAATCATGCGCGCTTGTTAGTTTATACAATGATTATACCATGATAGTATGAACCCCTATGGCCACCCTAGAAGAGTCTCATCAGGGATTCATTAGAAGATGGGTAGATTTCTATTATCGTGGTCAATATATAAAGCAGGGAGGTATCAAACAGATAGCTCAATTTAGAGAATATATTAAAGATATAGCAATACGAAGAGAAATATTTGAGGTAAT